CGACGAGCGTTGCGTTGTTGGTCGAGGCGGATGCCCCGACATCGCCGACCTTGTTGAACAGCCCGAAGTCGTCGACAAAGACCGCGCGCGCCAGCCGGTCTTCGAGCGCGATGGAGCGGGAGCCGCCGGTGACGGTCGCAACCGCATCGGAGGCATCCTGCCCGCCAAGGCTTGTCAGCGGCGGTCGCGAAATGCCGGTGCGATCGACCGAGTTGATTTCGAGCTCATAGGGCTCGCCGACATAGCGCGCGGCGGTGAACTTGCCATAGGAGGTGTTGTCGACAACGCGCTCCTGCAGGGTCTGCGGATTCGCCACCGACTGTGTCAGCGCCTCATCGGCAAAGATGTCGGCAAGCAGGTTCGTGCCGGCGCGCAACACGCGCACCCCGGCCAGGCCGTAGCCCGGCCGCCAGGTATCGAATTCGGCAATGCGAATGGCGGGCATGTCAGCTCACGAGGTCTTTCAGGCGGGCGCGCAGCTTCTTCTTGGGCTTGGGCGCCGGAATTGCAGGCTTTGGCTGGGGTAGCGGCACGGCCTTGTCCCATTCCGCCGGTCGCGGCTTCGGCCGCTCGCGGTTGCAGCCTGCGGTCACGGCGACCGAAGTGTCATCGATCCAGGGCTGATCGAACTGCGTCTTGCCCTCGATCGCGTATTCCTGCTGCGGCAGCCGCTCGCAGAATTGCTCGACCGTGGCGAATTCAATCTTGGGCGCCTTCGCACAGCCAAGAAGACTGATCGAAGCGCAGGCCGCGATCGCGACAAGACCGAGGCTTCGCCATCTCGGCATCGAGCTTCTTGACAGCGGCCGCGTTCTTGGCGGCAACGTCGCGGATTGCGCGGTCATAGCCCGCCTCCTCGATCGAGTTGTGGATGTAGATGCCGCCGGCGATCAGAGCGGCCGACAGCACCACGGCGCCTACGGCCTTCCAGAGCAATGGAATCGCGATCATGCGGCGAGCCCTTCCCTGCAAAGCTTGCGCTCGACCTGACGTCGTCGGGTGAGGCCGGCAACCTCGCGGCCGCCAGCCTTGTTCCAGGCGAGCATGGCGTCGCAGGCCTTCGGCAGATCGTTGTCGTTGGCGTAGCGAGCGACGCTCGACCCGCAGAAGGCTTTGACGCCGATGTTGTAGGTCAAGGACACGAAAGCGACCTGCACCTTGGGCGGAAGCCGCGTCCGAAGGCAGGCCAGCATGCCGGCCTCGTATTCGCGCAGTTCATCCAGTAGCCGCGCGTCGCATTCCGCCTTGGTAGCGGTGTCACCGATGGCGACGCCGCGCGTGGCGCCATAGCAGATGGTCGGCACCCCGACGACATCGAGATAGGCCTTGGTGCTCAGTCCCTCGAATTGCGAAACCAGCGCGATCAGCATCACCGCGAAGGCGCCGCCGCCGAGGATGCTGCCTCTTGCCCTCATTGGTCGGCCGCCTTGGTCAGCTTCGGTTGCACCACGACGCGGGCATAGGTGCCGAGCGCCGAAATCGAGAAGACCACGAGCGCCTTCACCCACGCCGGACCGGGGATGAATGCCGAGCCGAGCAGGCTTACCGCGAGCTCGAGGCCGCTCATGACCATGAGGAAGAGGAGCGCGCGAACACTCCACGCGTGCGCGAGCACCGCGCGCCAGTTGCTGACGAGCTGCATGGCAGACCTCAATCTTTAGGTGGATCAGGCGAAGGCGGCGTCGATCGCCTCGAAGGTCTTGGTGACCTCGGCATTGATTTCCGAGACCACCATCGCCTCGATCGCAAAGCACGCCTGCACATGCCGGCCGACAGCACGCGCGATCGCGGTCACGGCGGCGGCATCCAGATCGACGAAGCCGCCGTCCGCCTTGAACTTGATCGTGATCTCGGGGTTGTCCTGCACCATGGCGAACGCGCCATTGATGAGCGCCTGACTTTCCCGATCGGTGCGGATCAGGTTGCCGCCGACATCGAGGCCACCGACCTCCTTATCGTATCTCTTGCTGGCAGCGTGCGTGAGCAGCCGAGGCTTCAAGACCTCCCATGAAATATCGGAGACCACGCCGTCACGATATTCCTGATAGCGCGGGTTCCATTCCGGCTCGGGCTCGTCCTGCAAGGCGACGATGCCGGCGTCGGCCAGCTCTTCCGTGGATGCGGTGCGAAGCCAGCCCTTAGAGCAATTGATTTCCTGCGCCTCGAAAGTGTCCTCTTGCCTCTCCTGGCGCGCCGGAATGCGCACATTGGAGATGATGCTGATCTCGGCATCGGCGCCAACGATCAGGCCGTTCGATAGCTGGTAGCGCATGGATGTCTCCGGTTAGGCAGCGCGTGCGTATTTGAACGCCGTGCCATAGGTCGCCGCCGAGACCGTGTTCGATCCGGATTGGTTGTAAGACGACGACGATGTGATGATCTTGATGCCGCCGGCGACCTTGCGGAAATGTGTTCCTTCGCTCGCGACGTTACCGTTAATTGTCACCGAATTGACGATGCCGTTCGCCCACACATAAGGGCCGTCTGCGTTCGCATTGCCGGTGAAGGTCGAAGGCAGGGCGACGGTCGTACTCGTGAGGTTCTGCGTGCAGAGCGCCTTGAAACCCGACGGTGCGGTGTAGGCGAATGGGCGCTGCCCGAAGTTCAATGACCCCACGGTCGAGGCAGAACCGTAATTACCGATGCCCACCACCCAATCGACGCCAGTCGTCTGCGTCTTTACTTGGCCTGTGCCGGACGCAGGTGCGCCTGAGTTGAACCATGTCCCTTGAGAGCCGATCCATAACTTTCCGCTATCGGCGTCATAGGCGCACATGAGCACATGACCAGCCGATAGCGCTGTATAGGTTGCTAGCGAAGCTGCGTTGTAGTTCCTAAGAAAGCCAAGATCGATAATGTAATTCCACCCGCCGTCGTTGATCTGATCCGGCATAAGCGCCTGATTGATCGCACCTGCGAGGCTCATCCCGACCGCCAGTCGTCCGCTCGTGTACGTAAGCTCAAAGTACCACTTACCCGTCCGAGGGATGGGGGTCGTCATGTAATTTGTCCATAACGACGCCGGCCCCATGCTGAAATCTAGATTTCCGTTCAGCATGTAGTTCGCAGAGCCATTCAAGGGGTTCTGCGTCGGGTAATTCCCGCGAACCTCGCCGCCCGCTCCGGTGTCCGTTCCGTAATTCGTCGGAGTGTCGGTGAGGCTATCGTTGCCAGCGCCAGCGGTGACACTGAAATTTGTCAGCGTCCAGTCGTTCGATCCCGCTCCAGCTCCGGCCGCGCCCCCTGCATCGTCATAGCCGAGCGTGGTGGCGGAAGCATTATTTGCAAAGGAAAGCCAAAAGCCGTTGTTTCCATAACTTCCAGAATAACCGGTCGGGCTCCATTGACCGTTGAAGTCGGTCGCTGCAAAGGCAGAGGGCGCTAGCGACTGACCATCGATGAAATGAACTTCCGCGATCATTCCACCAAAATAAAACCCGCCGTTATTTGCACCAATATAGTGCGTCACTGCCGTGTTGATGGTCCCAATATCGGCACCTTGCGCCGGAAACGAGGTCTGCGCGTCGAAGCTTATCTGCGTGTTGTTGATGTATAGACGAAGCCGATTCGAGGCTGTGGCTTGATCGGTATCGACGCGCAAAACCACATGCTGGAAAGCGGTAGGATCACGATGGATATACGATGTGCCTACGCGCAGGATCGAATAGCCGGCATCGAACACCGTCATGGTATCCGTAGCGCCAGCGCCGCTTGCGCCGCCATATCCGAACGCCCCGTTCGAAGTTGCAAATAATTGGGGGCTGTCGGCGCCTATTTCAGTGCGCTTGATCCAAAGGCTTATCGTCCAGACATTGCTGTCAGTCGGAGTTCCGAACGTTCGACTTAGCCTGGCGCTGTCGGCTGAGTTGAACCGCAGCGACCGCGCGATCTGATAACCTCCCTGCGCCGGCGTCGAAAACCCGCCGACGAACGGAAAGAATGCGATCGGCAGCCCGCGATCGACACACTGGATCACGCGCTCCAGCCCCGCTTTGCCAACCTTCGGCAGGCGCGCAGGCTCCTTCGGCAGCGCGACGACGAGCGCGAGCGCGCTGACACCGATTGCGAGTTTGCTTTTGAGCGTCATGGATCAATTCGCGATGTCGGGGTCGTAACCGGTCTTTTTCAGATAGGTACCGTCCGAGCGGAAGGTGATATTCGCTTCCTTGCCGGACGTGCTGGGCCAAGTGATGCCGGTAATGCCCTTGAACAGATTTCCGAAGGAAATCGTGTGCGCAGAAGACCACACGACGGTGATCGAAACCGGGGTGCCAGCCGAAGGAACAGGCGATGGATTGGCTATCGTGAAGTTCGAGCCATTCACGGCGACCGTCAGGTCTTGAGCTACGTCGCCGTCCCACGCGGTGTTGTGGGTCAAAGCTACAGGAGTTGGCCGCTGCGATTTCGTGAAGGCCTGCTTCACATTCAGCTTCGCGGTGTTGGCGTCGTAGCCCTGCACCGAGCCGCCGATATCGGCGGCGCGCAGGAAGGTCGCATAATCCGCGGCCGACACGATGAAGCGAACCTGCGCTGCGCCGGACAGCGTGAGCTTGGTCGTTCCCTCGGTGCCCCCGATGCAGGAAACCTCGACGGCGCGGGTCAGTGTCCGGCCGCTTAAAGTATAGGTGCCGTATCCGATCTCGAAGTCGTTGCCGTCGTCGATCCGATAGCGATAAGGAGTGGCGTCGACCGCGCCGGCCTGCACTTCCGTCAGAAATTTCGAAGAATAGGCGGCGCCGAGGGTCATGGTGCCTTGGCCCGTGGTGCTGGTCAGCACCCGGACGCTGTTGAGAGCTGCAAGGGACATGGGCCGTCTCGCTTAGACAGGTTGCAGCCGAACGCGCACCGCGCGCGTGCGGACCGTCAGTTCTGGAACGGGGGCGCCGAGCACGAATTGCGCTGTGGTCGGCAGGATGACGTTGATGCCGGTCTGGATGGTCGGGGTTGGAAACCCGGCCACGAGATGACCGGAGACCGTGTAGTCCGCTTCACCGATGGCGAATTCCGCAACCGAGCCGAAGGTGGTCTCGACCACGGTTTCCGGTGGCGGAGGCAGCAGGATGTTGACGCCACACTGGATCGTCGGCGCCGGAAAGGCCGCGGCGAAAACCGCGCTCGGGACATTGATGACAAGGCCGGTCTCGACCGTCGGGAGCTCGAAGGTGAGATCGGTCGAAAGCGCCGGGACGATGATATTGGCGCCGGCAGCGATACCCGGGGTCGGGAACGCCATCGCCATCGCAACGATGGCATCCGGGAGCTCGATGTTCTTTCCCGACCCGATGCTACCAAGCGGAAATGCGAGGGCCGCCGCGAGCGCCGGGACGATGATGTCGATGCTTTCGTCCTCGATCTCGCCGATCGAGAGCTCACCGACGCTCCAGGCCCCGATGCTCATGGCAGCGTTACGTCACCGTGACGGTGATGATGCCGTTGGCGTTCCAGGTGATGCGGAAGTTCGTGGTGACGCCCGCGGTCTGCACGCCGTCGAAATTGATGAACACAAGCGGCGCGTCGCTCGCATGGGTGTCGTCGTAGACCAGCGCACCGTAAGCCGGGCCGATCGCCCCGCCGGTCGCCGTCACGATGACGTCGTCGCCGTCGAGCTTGGCGTCGTTGGTGGTCACCTGTGTGACCGCGACGTTGGCGATGGTCTCGCCCCCCGCGGTCCAGCCGTTGCCCGAGACTTCGGCGCCGCCGCCGACGCCGAGCACCTGCGCTTTGGTAGTGTGCGCGGCATCGAAGCCGGTCACCACCGCCTGGTTCACCAGGACAACCCTCAAGGTCGAGAAGGTGATCTCCTTGTTGAGCAGGAGCTTGGCGGTGTGATTATAGGGGGTAAATGTCACGGCCATCGGCGTTCGTCCTTACGATGGGATGCGGTGAAGTTTGATGGTGACGGCGAGCTGCGCCAGCGTGAGGTCGCGGGGGTCCGGTGCCCGCAATTCGATCTCGTCGCTTTCCGCGAACTCGACATCGTCCGCCACGACAAAGGCGCCGTTGGTCCCGGCAGCCTCAAAGGTCAGCGTGCCGATCTGCGTCACGACGCCCGCAGCAGTACGCTTGTGCAGCGTGAAGACAGTCGGCGCGGTTGCCGCCACGAGAGCGCGAGCGTAGGCGTTCGGCGCGGTGGCAAGGAGCTGCGCTGCTTCCGAGAAGATCGAGCGCCAGGCTTCCCCGCTTGCCGGCAGCGAAGGATCGTCGACCTCGAAATAGAGCGTGTCGCCCGCCCTCACCCGCAGCTCGACCTTGCCGGCCGCCTTGTCGGCCGCAAAGCTCGCGCCGGCGGCGAAGTCTTGGGTCGCGATGTAGATGGTGTGCGGCTCGTAAGGATCGCCGAGCGTGTCGTTCGTGTAATAGCGCGCACCGCTCGCCCAGATCCCGCGCCAGGTGCCGCGAGCGCCGATCGGTCCCGTGGTGTGCGAGGAGACGTTCGGGCCGACCACTTCGGCGATGACCGGCTCCTCCTGGTAGACCGGCGCGAAGAACTTGCCCTCGGAGTCGAGCGTCTGCGGGTTCGAGGCCGCGACCGAGCCGGTGGGATTCGCATAGAGCGTTGCAAGATTGCCGGTCGAGAGGCCCGTCGTCGGATTGACCGTGTAGAAGGTGACCTGCGCCGCGGCGTAGAGCGGATTGGCGAGCTGGAAATCGGGGATCGTGTTGCGAAAGGCCATCACATTCCCCACGGGTCGCAGCACGGCGGCGTGTTCTCGTGCTCACGGTTCTCGAAGGCTTCGAGCGCCTTCTTCGCCGGCTCTTCTTCCTTGCGCCAGTTGTCGAGGCTCTGCTGGTTGATCTTCTTGATGGCGCCGCCGCCAAGGTCGATCGAGAGCTTCAGGATCAGCCAGCGCTGCCAGGCCTGCCGAAACTGATGCAGGACCGAAGCCGACGGCGTCGACCCGGTTACGCCGCCAGGCGCCACGTTGGGCGCATAGGTCTGCACCACGAGCTTGATGCGATAGACGCCTGGATCCTCGGCGGCCGGGACCGGATGGAAGCGCGCGGTCGGCGTCGGCATCCGGTCGATATGCACCTTGGTCGGCGCCCCGGTTTCGGTCGCCTCGAGCTGCTCGAACACGTCACGCGTGACAATGTCGATCGGGCTGCGCCGTCCTGCCTCGTCTTCCCACCAACATTCGTAGGGGAACTGCACCTTGTCGGGCGGAAGCTCGGCGCCCAGAGACTGATGCAGGTTGTAGGTGCCGGTGCCGTTGGTCAGCGCGAAGCCCACGGTCTGCGGTATCTGAGACCACAGCCTCATGGTACCGGCGGCCTCTGCCTGGATCAGGTCCAGCCAGATCATGGCCTCGCGGAGCTGCTCGCCGTCCGCCGCCGAATCCGTGATCGCGAACGCTCCGATATTGCGGAGCGCCCGCTCGCAGATTTCCTTGGCGGTGAAGACCTTGGACATCGGCGCCTACGCGGCAATCAGGCCGCGTCGCTTTCGTCGTATTCCGGAACGAAATCGTCCGCGCCGATGTCGGCTTCCTTGGACTGGTTCGCCTTTCTGAGCTTGGCGAACGTGTCCTTGATGAAGTCGATCACCGCAGGGCGCTGTTCCGCCGTGATGCCGGCTGCGAACCTCTCCCCGCCCGGCAGCTCGAGTGCGCGCTGCAAGATCGCACTGGTAGTGAGCTCGTCGTAGCGGGCGATGGTCTCGTTATCGCCGAGCTTGAACTTCTCCCCGGCGCCCAGATCGTCAGGCTGGCGCGGTACGCGGCGATAGTTCACGACGCGGCCTTGCGCATCGCACAGCTTGAAGCTGTCGTGACGCAGGAACTTGGTCGCGACCGCGAGCGGCAGCGCAGTCGGCTTGCCATAGGTGAAGCTGAAGGTCTGCACGCCGCCATCGATGATCTGTTCGTGCGTGCGGCTTGGGTTCTCGGGCGCGGCCGAGGTATCGAGCACGTAGTAGACCTTCGGCTCGGCGGGCTTGCTCGGCGCGGTCTCGCGCGCCACGCGGTCTTGGGCTTCCTTCGAGATCTGCGCGGCCTCCTTCTCGGCGGTCAGCGCTGCAATCTGTTCGGAGGTCTGAGCCGTATCGATCGTGTCGTCGATCTTTTCCGGAGCCTGCGATTGGGTATCGGACATCGCGTCCTCTGTGGTTGGTGGCGGGATCGGCGAAAGTAAAAAGCCGGCCCTTTGAGGGGGCCGGCTCCGTCTCAGGGAGAGCCCGCGGCGGTCAGGCCGCGAGGTAGTACGGCAGGTGGATGTAACCGTCGGCGGTGTCGGTCGCGGCATCGAGCGTGTAGCTGATCTCCTTGCCCTGCATGGAGATGTCGCCTTCCGGCGCATCGTCGCCGGCATTGGCGCTGTCCTGCACCGACAGGAGCGCACCCACCGTGTCGCCCGAGTTCAGCAGCGTCGGCTTCTTGAAGCCGGCCGCAGCCGTCGAGAGGCCATCGATGAAGCCGTCGGCGTCGCCGGAATCGCTCGCCTTGGTACCGACGTCGATGGTCTGACCTGCATCCAAGGTCTTCACGTCGACGCCGAGCCCGATCGGCAGCACCTCGGCCTTCGCCGGGATGACGAATCCCGTCATCGTCTCGGCCGCCGCAGCGGTGTCGGCGATCGAGAACGGGATCACGAAGGAGTGGAAGCGCCGGCCGGTGTCGACGTTGATGTCGTTCGGGCCGGACGGATCGATGTTCTTCACTTCGACGAACTGGCCGCCGGGCGCGAGGATGAACAGATCCACGGCCGAGACGGTGTCGGCGACGAAGAAGGTCGCAGAACCACGGGTCAGCGAGAGCGGGTTGCTCAGCGCCGCACCGTTCTTGTCAGTCAGGGAGAGCTTGGCGGGCAGACCAGCCGCGGCGACATAGACCTTGCCGCCATCGGCGATGATCGCCTTGCCCGTCAGCAAATCCCGGAGCTGAAAATTGAATTGCAGCTTTGCCATGATGGCCTCGGGGTTCGAGTTTCAGGGAATTGGGACTTCCAAACGAAAGCGCCCGCCCCTTGCGGGACAGGCGCGTCCGGATCAGTCGATGGATCAGGCCGCGGCTGCGGTCTTGATCGCGATCGTTCCGAAGTCCTGACGGGTGTTGGAATCCGTCAGCGACTTGAACTGCGGCTTCAGCATGCCGATCTTGCGACCGATGCCGACGCCGGGGCGGTTGCCGTGGTCGGTCTTGTCGCTCTCGGTGAACGACATGTTGCCGAGCGTGGCGAGACCACCCGCTTGCGCGCCGAGCAACATGGCCTGCGCACCGTCGATCGTGTTGCCGGAGCCCCACTTGGAGCCCGACGACTTGCCGAGGGTGTTGAAGACCTTGTTGTGGCTGTGGATCACGAGACCCTGCACATTGGCGAGCGCGCCAGTGAACAGCGGGTTCTTCTCGCCGGACTTCGCGGCCGAGCGCACGATCGTCTGATAGGTCGGATCGAGCACGAGGTCACGTTCCTGTTCAGGCGTGATCACCACGATGAAGTGGTTCTTGCCGCCCGACTTGATCGGACGGAGCCGCTTGCGGATCGCCATCTGCTTGGCGCGGACCAGCACCGCCCAGGACATCTTGTCGGACGCCGTAAGCGAGCCTTCGCCGGTCGCCGAGCCCGCATAGATGATGCGGCCCGAGGTCGGCGCCGCAACGTCCGCCGCGAATTTCAGCGACGGAAGCTGCGAGTTGGTGCGCGTCTCGCCCGAGGTCTTCAGGCTGAAGGCGCGGCCCGACAGCATCAGGAACATCAGCTCGTCGAGCTTGTCGGAGAGCCAGAAGGACAGCTTGTCCTTGGACTGCTCGCGGAAGCGGATCACGGTAGCCTGCTCGGCCATCGCGCCCTTCGACTTGGTACCGTGGCGGAGCTGGTCGATGCGGATGGTGATCGCATCGTTGACCAGCGTCTCCTCGTTACCGTCGAGCTCGTTGTCGCCGACAACGCCATCGCCCTGCATATCCTGCACGAGCTGCATGACGCATTCGAGACCACGCTCGGTTTCGGAGAGCTCGGTCACGCGCTGGATGACCGAATTCATATCCTTCGACTTCCCGATGAAGCCGTTGGCGAAGAAGAAAGACTGGTCGCGACCAGCCTGCCAGATGTCGGCGGCCCAGACGCGTTTCTGTGCGTCGGAGAGCGCGCCGAAGTCGGTGGCACCCATGGGGCAAACCTCAATATTCGGGGTTATGCCGAGGAGAGAATTTTCGCTCTGACGGAAGCCGGCAGCGCCGCGATTTCCTCGTCACTCATGGTGGCGAGGCTTGCTTCGGTCGGCACGCCTTCAGCCTGATGACCATGCAGGTCGTTCAGACTGACGGGCGCCTGCTGATGCAAGGCGAGCTTTGCCGAGCGCGCCTGGGCGGCCGGCGAAAGCGGTTTCGGTTGCTGCTGGCCGGGAGCGGCCTGCTGTGAGCCTGGGAATGCGAAGCCTTTGGATTTGGCCTGTTCGGCACGATCGGCGATCAGGGCCGGCGCCAACCGGTCGATCTGGCGCGAGATTTCCTTGCGGAATTCATACGTGCCGACCGATCCGTTGGTAGGATCGATGCCGTTCGCGACGCAGGCTTCCATCGCCTTCTTGCTGACGAAGTCCCACTCGGACTCGGTCGCGACCGCGTTGAAGGGCTTGACCCATGCGTGGTCATCTTCAAGCTTGGCCGTGAGCGTGTCGAGATAGAGCGCATCTCCTCCGCCTTGCGACTTTTGCTGTTGCTGTTGCTGAGGGGCGGGTCTCGCCGCGGCCGCGATCTCGTTTTTGAGCGTCTCGGCTTGTGCGTTAAGGGCTCGCTCCTGCGTCTTCCACTCTTTGGCGCTCAGTTCGCCCGCGTCGAATCTCTCCGCGAGAGCGATGATCTGATTGTCGAGGGTGGCAAGCTGCTCCTGCGGCGAAGGCTTCGGCGGATCCTGACGCGCGGCACCAGGCGCGGCTGCGCCTGGATGGGCTACGCGTGTGAGGGCTTCCGCCTGACCGCGCCAATAGGCAGCGTCAGTGACGGCTTTGTCGCGCGCACTCAGAGCTTCGTCCAGGCGGGGCTTGGGGACCATGATCGGCGCAGGCGGCGGTTGCTGCCCGTTCGATGGCTGGCCCGGCTGGCCCGGTTGCTCGAGCAGCGCGGTTCCGGCCGGCGGTGTCGCTTGAGTGTCGGCACCGGCCGCAGCCTCCTCGGCTTGTACAGCGGCGCGTGCTTCGCTCAATTCGACGTCGTCGGGATCGATGAAGGACGTAGAAGCTTCGGGCTCGTTGCCCTGCGGCTGCTGGTCCTGCGGATCGTTTCCGGGTTGCAGATGCGTGTCGTCATTCCCAAAGGTCATGGGGTCTCCGAATGTCGCTGGATGTGCGGAAGCGCCCGAACTGCGGCGGCCAGGTCCGGCTTATCGCGGGCCGGAAGCGCGGAAGCGCCTGCGCTACTCGGCAGGCGAACGAGGCTGGCGCGCGCGATCAACGCGCGTCAGCGAAAAATCGAAATCAATGGCTGACCGAAGCCAAGGGCGCGGATGAACTCGCGCTCCTCCTGCTCCATCGCCTTCCACATCGGCCAATAGAGGCCATGCGAACGCGGCTCGATGCCGATCAATGATCGGTAGCGCGCGATGGCGGAAATCAGCGGATGCATCAGAATTTCGGCAGCGGCAGCGGGATGCCGATCTTGGCGAAGACGATTGCGAGCATCGCTACGACGCCTGAGTGATACCACTGGTGTTTCTCGACCGTGGTGACACGCTTCTCGATCGCGTCGGCGCGCTCCTCGCGCAGCTTCTCGCGGGCGAGATGACCATCGAGCTTGCCTTCGAGGGTGCCGATGGCGCGCATGATGTCTGCATTGGTCGCCATGCCTGCCCCCTCAATGTCTCGTCTGACCCTGCGCGACCTTCAGAAGCTGGCCGTCTTTCGGCGCCAGCACCTTGCGCATGTGGTGATTCCAGAGCTGCCAGCCCGTCTCGGCCTTCTGCGCTGTCGAGTGAATGCCGGCTTCCACCACCGCCGCGAAATCGATCAGGCCGGCGCTGTCCCCACGCGCCCATTCCATCGTGAATTGCGGGTCGCCGTCCTCATCGATCCAGATCAGCGCGTAGCGGCCATATTCGATGTGGTGCGGCAGATGCACGGCAAGCTTCGGCGGGATCGGATGGGTGAAGACCAGCACCCAGGCGCCGTCATGGTGCAGCTCGCGGTTCAAGAGTGCGAGCACGTCCGCGCCCCACATCACTTGCAGCGGGTCGAGTTGCGGAGATCCCGGATGGTGCGAGAGCAGGCTCGCGTCCTGCCGGCGGATCAGCGCGTAATACTGACCGTTGCCCTCCTCGACCTGTGCCTCATCGATGAAGCGGCGCAGCAGCGTCGTTGTGATCAGGAGATCATCGGCCAGTTGCATATCTCAGCCTCCCGCCATCGCGGCGTTGAACGGCACCACGTTGCCGCCGATCGGCGCCGCGCCCGTGAGCGCAGCCGGACCTCCCGGCGCCGGAAGCGGCAGCGGTTGACCGCCGCCCGGCCCACCCGGGGCACCGCCGCCCATCCCGCCGGGGGCGCCGGCACCGAGAGCTCCTTGGATGCGCTCGATCCATTCCTCTTTCCGCGGCAAGGTCGACAGATCGAGGATCAGGTCCGCGAACATCGGCATCATCGTGCCGATCGCCGGCCCCATCTTTTCGAGCAGCGTCAGCATTTCTTCGAACTGCGCGTTCAGGAAAGTCGAGGAAATCGGCGTCGGGTCGACCGCGGCCTCATACTTGCCGATGGTCACGTCGTTGTTGATGCGCTTAACCCCCGACGTGCCGTCGATCATCTCTTGGTTGATGATGGTCTTGGTGAGCTTCCCGTTCTCGCCGAGGATTCGGTAGATGCGATGCTCGGTGTAATGGTTCTGGATGATGTTCAGATGCCGGTCGCCGAGCAGCATCTTCGAGCGCTTGAAGTTGTCCATGTACATCTGGATCGACAGCACCGCCTGCTTCTGGCGGGCTTCGATCGCCCGGCCCGACTGCACGCGGTCGAGCTCGCCGAGCGCGCTTTCGTTGATGCCGGCGATCGAGCGGATGTCCTCGTCGGCCTTCTTCTCCAGCCGCTCATGCGCCATCGGCGGCATGGCGGGCGCGATCGGCTCGGGCTCGTGGTCGCCCTTCCATTCCAGATTGAAGCCGGGAGATGAGCCGTATTTCTGAAGCTTGCGCTTCTGATCCGGCGTCATCGAGTCCTGGTGATACTTCCAGCCGCCGTTCGCGCCCTTGGAGACGATCTCGATCTCGGCATTGCGGCGCTTGTTCTTCTCCATCTGCGGGTCGATCAGGTCATCGACCATGCCGCGCGTCATGCCGCGCCGGAAATACGGGAAGTAGCCCGTGATGGTGAAACCGTCATAGAAGCTCGGCGCATCGTAGAGGATCATGTCGCCGCACATCGTGGTCCAATGGACGGTCTGGACCATGCGCCGTTCGACGATGCAGGGATTGTCGACGAGCTGCGCGTAGAGCAGCGCCTTCTCGATCTGCTCGCGGCCCCAATTCTTCGGCAGCGTCCGCTTGTCGCCGGTCTCCAGGTCGATGATGACGTTCCGCGGCTCCCGGATCTTGTATTGAGTGTCGATGATCCGGATCGTCTTGCGGTGGGTGTCCACGAAGTCCCCGACCAGCGAATAGAACTGGTCCCAATAAGGCATCGCGTCGTCGCGCTCGCCGAAGGTGCGCACCGGCGTGATCTCGTCGTGGATCATCACCGAAGCCACCGGCGCCGACGGCGTCTGCCCCATCACGAACGGCCTGACCAGGCTGGTGACGCCCTTGCCGAAATTGCCCTCGATTTCGTCGATCGAGACCATCTTCGAGGTCTGCACATACGACGCGCTTTCGTTGAGGTCGTAGGTGTTGGCGTCCGGATCGGGGAACACGGCGAAGGGATCGAGCGCCGTGGTCTTGGCCTCGCCGAGGTCGTTCCGCTCGAAATCCAGGCGGGTGTCGTAATAGCCGCGGCTGGCGATCAGGCCATCCATGAAGACTTCGACATCGGCCCATTCGAGCCCGCAGCCGGCGGAGATCGCCTTTTCGACCTGCGTCAGGACCTTCGCCATGTCCTCGGTGGAACGCTCGTCCTGGCCGGGGCGGAACGTGATGTCGGTCTTGTGGCTGCCGTGATAGCCGATGACCAGCCGAACGAGCGGCGCGATCATGTTCCACTTCATCGACGGCCGCTTTTGCCGGGTCCGCTCGGCGATTTGCGCCGCGGTCCATTGCCGGCCCTCGAAGAAATCGACGCAGACCTTCGCGCGTTCAGCCCATTGGGCCTGCGCCCAGGCGGCGCGCTGCCAGCGCTCGGCCAGCAGCAGCACCTTCGCAGAATCCTGCGTCGGCAGTTTCTTGGGCGGAACGGGGCCGAATTGCATGGCCCGTTACCAAACCTCCAGCACGGACACGGTCTGCGAGCTGGCCGCGACGATGCCGTACACCGCCTGGTCGGTCTCGATCGCGCGTTCGGCGCCGGCGGCACCGTGCAGCAGCACGCCCGTCGTGGTCGCGACGCCGGCAGCACCGAGATAGACCGCGGTGGTGCCGTGATTCACGACCACGAGCTTGCGCCGGCCGGGACGCGCCGCTGCGAGCAGCACGCCTCCTGCGGTGGTGTCGACGGACACCTGATTGGTCTTGAAGGACATGATGGCCTCCGACGCGCTGGATCAGCCGATCCGCGGATCAGTTGTTGAGCTTCTTCCAGCCGGAGGACGCGCCGGTGGCGGCCCAATAGAGGTCGTTGTTGCTGATGTCCTTGCAGAACTGACCCGGATAGACCGGCGTGACGTTGTTGGTCGGGTCGCCCTCGTATTCGAGCGCGCAAAGCTGGTTCGCTTTCTCGTGCCAGGCGGTGCCCATGACCTGCGCCATGACGGCCTGCGTAATCGGAAGTGCCATCGGAGTTCTCCTCTCAGGTGTTCATGAAGTCGTTGGCGGTGCCCTCAAGCTCGTCGGCCATCCATTTCGGCATGTCGGCTGCTGTCGGCTCGGGGAACATCACGCCGAGGTCGGCATCGAGAATGCGGCTCATGCAATCGAGCGCGTCGTCATGCTTGCCGACCGGGAAAGCGGAATATTCCTCGTCGACGAACTGGCGGACGATGTCGCGCTGCTGCTTCTCGTGGTCGAGCTTCACGATCCCGCTCTTGGGCAGGAACATGCGGCCCTGTTCGAAGACCGGCACGAGGCGCTTGATGCGGTCGGGCTTGGCTACCTGGCCGCCGAGCCGCGTGATCGAAAAGCGGTAATTCTTCAGCTCCTGCTCGAACTCGATGTGCTCGACGTCGGCCTGGATGCCGTATTCCTCGTAGCCGACGGCGAGCGGCCGCCATTTGCGGTGCAGCTTGAACAGCTCGGTGGCGCGCTCGCGCAGGTTCAGCCGCGCATAGGCGCCGTCGACCACATAGAAGTTCTTGTCTCCGCCGGCGCCGATCACCCACATCGCCGTGTAATCGGAGGTTTTCTTCTTCTTCGAGGCCGGATCGACCAGGATGTAGAAGTTGAGCCCCGTGGTGTTGTCGGCCTTCCAGTAGCGCAGCCATTCCTCGCGGAAGCCCTGCGCGGTATCGGCCTTCGGGTTCAGCAGCATTTGCGCTCCGAAGGTGTAAGGCCCTTGCTTCTCCCGCTTGTCGCGCAGGAAAGCCGCCGATCGCAGCACCGCCTTGGTCTCGAAATCCTCCGAGCCGTCCGACGTGCAGGCATAGATGCGCGGCGGAATCCCGCGCTTGATCATCACCGAGTAGGTATCGAACAGGTGATAGCGGGTGCCGATGTAGCGATACCAGCCGCCTTCGGTGCCGAGGTTCTGCGAAAGCTCCCACGCCGCCGTGGTCTTCGGGATCATCTCCTCGGTGACGGAGCGATCGGTCACGACGTCGTCGTAGACGACGATGAAGAAGTGCTTTCCGATCGGCTGGCCGTCGACCAGGCCCCACGCTTCGACGGTGGCCTCGCGCGGATTGGTCCGCCGGCGGAAGATCAGCCCGTCGTCTTCCGACCATTTCGGCGCATCCTTCGGGCTCTCCCAAAGGATGTCGGGGAAAAGGCTCTTAAGCTCCTCGTTGGTCTCGCACTCGCGCTTGATCTGCTTGAGGAAGTCTTTTGCGAGCGGACGGTTGTACGAGAAGATGCCGATCGTGACTTCGCGCCCGCCATAGCGGGGCTCGGGATCCTCGCCGTGCGACGCAAGGATGTCCTGAAGGCTCAGCCCGAAGGTGATGATCGTCGATTTGTAGTGCTCGCGCGCCCACAGATCGAGAAAGCCGTTCGGATTCGCCTGCACCTCGCGGCATCGGGCGAACAGCCAGTCGTGGTTTAGATCACTCCGCTTGCAGATGACCGTCAGCAGGAAGAACAGGTCGTTCCGCGCCAGCCACCGCTTCGCGTTGCGGTAGAGCTGCGGGCTGCGCTGTGCCGCCGCCGTCAGCGCCAGCCGGTAGAACTGGATCGCTTCCAGCCTGGTCTGCGGCAGGCGTTCCAGCAACAGCAAGGGCGGCGCCGAAGACGGCTGCAAGTTCATTCGCTACCTGTTCGGGGGTCACCGCCGGCGCCGTCGTGTCCTTGGTCTCGATCGGCTTGCCGTTCGGTCCGGAAAGCTCGCGCCGATTGGTGAAGGCGCCCCCGACTTCCTTGGCCGCCTGTTCGAGCGCCTGCAGCGCGACCATCACGTTGCCGCGCTCCGTCGCCTTCGAGGCGATCCGCTCGAGCATGCGAAGGCGATGCACCTTGTTGGCGATGCCGATCTCGGCCTCGTTGGCGAGGTATTCCTGCCGCGTGAAGTGGAACAAGGTCTTCAGGTGCTCGCTCAATCCGCGGCCCTGCACCTTGGTCGGGTCGTAACCCTGTACCCGCTGGCGGCTGAGCTCGAGCCCGAACTCCTTCTTGACCTCGGCCACCACCTCCGAGGGGCTATCGAAGCAGGCAAGTCCCGCCACGATAAAGCGTTTCTGCTCGTCGGTGAGCTCTGCGGAATCGGCCATCAGCGTCAACGCGGGGTCAATTTGCCCCCTACCTGGACATCATCGGAGGGCAGAAAAACGCACCAGCGGCCATCTGTGTGGGCCGAAAATTTGCGGATGGTGAGAACAAACCCGGAAACAGCCTCAACCGCCGCCGATTGCTGCTGCGGCGTTCTTCTTCCACCTTTCGGTGTGCTGCTCGGCCGCCTCGGTCTTGGCGGCCTGCCCCTTCTGGTACGGCATCCACTCGCAATAGCGGCCGAGCGCGTTGACCGGATCGCCATCCTGGACGAGCGTCACGCTGGTGCGCGGATGCGCGACGCCGTTGCTGTCGAAGACAGTGAGGTTGACGCAGCGGTCGCCCCACACATGGGTGACGATGGCGGCGAGCGGCTTCGTCTTGTCGTGCTGGACCAAGCCGAGACGGGCGTCACCGCTGACGCCCTCGGATTCGATGGCGGGCGTGTACCAAACGATGCGGCCGTGGGTGGGGATGATCATTGAAGATTTCTCCGGATGCGAGATTGCTGTTCGAGCTTTGACATGCGGTCGACGACACGCTTCCAAGCTTTCAAGGGAGCGAAATCCTTCAGCCGCGCGTCACCACCGGCCTTGATCCAGCGATGAAGCTCATCCTCGAACCGTCCCAGCTCCCAGTTCAGCTCGTCGTCGACGCCGATCACTTTTGGCATTGGTGGCTCCTGGCCAAGAGGGATAGCGCGACCACGCGCTTTATCGGGCGCCACGCTTTCGGCTCGAACAACGCGATCGGCGCCTTGCGATTGCCGGTCAGCGGCCACCACGCGCAGATGCGCCCCTGATATCGCCAAGCGCAGCGATAGACGCGCCCACTCTCCATGAGCAGATCAGCGACCATGCCTTCGACAACTTCGCCGGCATCGCCCATCGGCCGAAACTTGCTCTTTCGGCTCAACCGCATGAACCGCAGGCCTTTCCGATCGCCTCGATGTCGATCGAGGGACTGCGGCTCGCCGCTTCGACGAGCGCCTGCACATCGGCGGTGACGGCGCCGTAGCGTCGGACCACGCCGACGAATTCTTCGATGTCATGGCCCCGCATGCAGAAGACCGGCATGCCGCTGTCGCCCTTGAACTTGGGCACGCCGAACTCGTCCTGCTCTTGGCCGCAATGGTAGAGCTCGTGCTCGACCAGCGCGCAGAAAGCCTCATCGCTGCACTCGGCGGCGTATTGAGCGTCGATCGTGATTAGGAAATCGAGGTCGTTGGTCCCGAACCAGCCGCGGAGCTGCGCCTGCGCCCTCGCCCGCTGCCACTTCCCCATCGTCCCGCCCGGAGGCTTGAACTCCGCCTGGCCGATGATGCGCCGGCCGTGCCTCGCATTTGCGGCGTTCGTCCAGAGAAAGCCGAGGCTGGCACCGAGAAAGTGCTGATGGTCCTCGTTGAACAACGGGCTGGTCTCGTCCAAAAAGGTCGAAGTCACCCATTGTTGCAGCTCGAGCGCGGGGACGAAGCCGATCGGCGCCCACTCATCGAGCAGCTCGTCGGGCGGCCGCGGTCGGTCGGACGCGTCACTCATAAACTTTCGGCTCGTTCAGCCCGCCGGCAGACACCACCATCACGCCGCTGATGACCGTCAGGTAGCGGTTGTAGGTGCGGTCGTGGCCGACCCTGATCACCACCGCGTTCGTGGTGAAGGCCGGGCGCTCCTTCGCGATCGCAGCCAGGAAGCGGCGGGCCTCTGTGAAGCACTGATCGGCCGAGTGATGGCTGACGCGCACGAATCCGCGCGACCAGGTCTCGATGTGAAGACCGTGGCGACCACCACCGACAAAGCCATCCAAGGTCTTGGGCAGCCGAAAGGCGATGCGAACCGGGAATTCGCAGGTGCCGGCGGCGATCTCGTTCAGCCGCTCGCGCGGATCCTTGCGCGGGTTGCGCCGGTCGGTCTTGCGGTAGCCCGTGATCCACTGGCCATCCCGAAGGATTCGGACGCGGCCGCTCATTGCAGCGCTCCGCTCGGTAAACGCGCGGCCGGCCGCCGGGGGCGACGGATGGCGACCGGCACGCGCGGCAGCGCGTGGGGCTCGCGCTTTCGAAGCTTCGAAGATCGCCCGAAACAGTTAAAGCTTTAGCGATCTCGCTTAAGCGATTGATCGGACTCGACCTTTGCCTGACCGGCGAGATAGCTGAGTTGCTCGATCTCGATCATCGCGTCGGTCATGGTCGCAGCTTCGGCATGAAGCCCGCGCGCATGCAGCGTCGCCGACCAGAAGTTCAGCCGGCCGGCGAGCGAGAGCTCGTCGACACAGGCCCGGGTGCGATCGTCCTGAAGCGTGAGGATCGACATGCTGCCGCTCGAATAAAAATGCCCGCGATCTGCGCGGGCTGACAGCTATGCCAATCTTGAATTTCGGAAGTATTTCGGGTTTTCGGAAAATCGCAACTGCCGATCGGCGGCATGGTTAAGGATTGGAGAAAAGAAGGCGCCTCACGAACAAGGCGCCTTCTACTGCGCTATTTGCGCTTCGTGATCTTCACCCGGCTCCGCTTGGTGGCGGATTTCTTCGACGCAGCACGCGACTTCGCTTTCGTGGCCATGATGCTGGCTCCATGTCCGACTGCGGGTTGCAGCCGGAATCGCTTATGAATCAGCGAGATTCGGCGCGCAAGGTCTTCTTGCTGCGCTCGCGTTGCTCGGCGACATACTCGCGATCGAGCAGCGCTGACAGGATCTCGGTGGCCTCGTCAATCTGGCATTGCTCGAGGTCGGGCCGCAGCGCTTTGATGAACTTCTCATGGGCCGACCGCTCGATCTCGGCGGGCTTGCGCGTCTTCGGCCCGCCGGCAACCGCATGACCGATGTATTTGCCGGTGGCGCGCTTTCGCTTTTTGCGCGAATTCGATGAACCGAAAAAAGAAACCAGGCGATCGAGCGCCCATGTCGCGGTCGGCAGCTCGTAATGCGCCAACGCGCAATCGTCGACGCAGAGCTCTTCGATCAGCTTGGCGGCGCGCGGGTGCGCCCACGCTTTCATCTCATCCTGCAGCGCGGTGAAGGCTTCGAGGCTCGCCCGCTCGCGGCGGACGCGATCGCGCAGGACCTCCTGCTCCATCAGCTCCTCGCAGACGCCGGCAGATCCCGACAGCCCGATCTCGTAGCTCGGGGAGCGCACCGACCGCGGCCGGCCGACATGGTCGCGCTCGAACACGCCGTAGATCAGGCCGACGCGGAATCCGGCCGCGGCCTGGCCGTCGCTGATGTCTCGATGAAACGAAAGGCGCCCGACCTCCGAGGCCAGGCGCTCGTCACGCACCGCTTTCGCTGCGTCGGTCTTGATGCGGTGCCATAAGGCTCCGGATACCGGCTCGCCGGTCGGCTTCAGCTTGCCGCAATCATAGCGCTCGCCGGATTTACGCTTACGACCCTTGCCTTTGCCCATCAGCCCCTACGCAACGCTGGCGATGGTCGCACCCCTGGTTCATCGTGGTCGTGGTGTTCGGCCGCCCCACGGCCGGAAAACTCAGCGCTTCATGACGGTGCCCTTGCGATACAATAGCGGTCGGACAGCACGGCGATCGTCGAGCGCGGCAACCACAAGTGCGGCCGCAAGCCCGGCTCGCCGAAGCGGACCTGGACGTAATCGCCGCCATCTTCGGTGACGCAGCCTATGGCCAGGATGGTATCGCCAAGCTTAATGAGCGAGCGCGCGGTGTCATCCACCGTCGCCACTACGAAGCTGCCCTTGTCGACCACGAACAAGGTCATGATCCCCCTCCCGGCGCGGGAAGGTAGCTGCTTCGCAACCTAAAGTAAATTATCCGCAGGAAATCAATTAGTTAACGAGATAAGCGGGACTCAATCCATAGCTTTCAGCGCGCGGAGCACACGGTCGGAGGACTGCTCGATCTCGACGACCAGGCGCTTCACCATCGGCAGGAAGCTTCGATCCGCGATGGTCGCCGGCCGCTGCGGCGGCCGGTACGGCCCGACCCTCGCCTCGATCAGCGCCAGTGTCGCGCGGATCTGCTCCAGCCGCTTCAGCAGTTGACCCTGCTCGAGCTGTGCGGTGGTGAAGCCGGCGGTGGAAGCCGGTAGCGGTTTGGGTTCGGCCATGTCGGCCTCCTAGCTGCTCTTGCGGATCGGTGTCGGGCCGAACGGCAGCGCCGGCCCGCGGTTCTTCTCGACGACGTGCTGACTGATGCGCTGCGTCACCACGCGCTCGAAGGCCTCGCCGGTCAGAGCCTCGCGATCGGCCGCGCGCAGGATTGTAACCAGAGCCGCCGCGTCCCTGCCGATGTCGGTGTGCCAGCCGTGGATCATCGAACGAGCTGCGAGCGCGCGCCGTCCGGTTTGCCGACAGACCACCGAGACCCCTTCTCCATCTTCGCTTCCGCGTCCGAACAGCCAAAATCTCGCGTCGGAATCGTCCGACGGCTTAGCGGCGCTGCCTGAGGCTTTCGGTTCAGCGGGCAGCCCCGCAGCTTCCCGTTCGGCGGCGCGACGGGCGGCGCGACTGCGGCGCTTTCGCTCGAGCATCGTCGGGTCCTCGATGTCTGGCTGGCGCTCGAACCAGTCGACGATGCAGTCCTGGTCGATCCACCCGATGATCGGGTCCTCAAGCGTCGCGTAGACGCGCGCGACGTGTTCCGGCTCGATGTCGAGCGCAGCCGCGCATTCGAGCGGCTTGAACTCGTCGAGTGATCCGCGCCGCTTGGTTTTCGACGCCGCGCACAGCAGGTCGAGCACGATGGCCACGACCTCGTGCACCGGCACATTCGCCCGCCGCGCTACGACGCGCCATTTCGGGTGGCGCGCGATATCGTTGTAGCAGCGCCACCAGCCATAGCGTTTCTTGCGCGACCAATCGACGCGCGTACCTGTAAGCATGTGCGAGGCTCATTGTTTTTCTCATCTCACGCGACGCAACACACTTCAGGACTTCGGCCGCCTCGTCAGGGCAACGACGATCGTGGCGATCAACTCGCCCGGCGGAGGCGCTTTTCCGCTGAGGATGTCGCGAGCTGTCCGATCAGAGACGTTACAGATCGTGGCAACTTCCGCATCGAGCTTCCGTTTCGGCAGACCGCGATACATCCGCCGCACCACATCCCCGACGAATTCGACATCAAATGGGAAGTTTTCTTCCCGGATTTTCAGGGTGGGAAGAATGCTTCCGTCGAATCCTTGGGACTCTGTGGACAGCCTTCCGGAATCTATACGCATGCAAACGCCCCGCTCCACGCAACGCCACCGGCATGATCACCGCGCTCGCGATGGTCGCGATCGTGCTGATCCGGTTGGTGTCGAATTTGTCACAGTAGCTCCCCATCCCCATGTCCACACCTTTAGCGTGCCAAACGGGCAATGTTGCCCGCATAGGAGTAAGTGTAATGGGGATAAAGGACCTCGAAGAAGGCCTGATCGAACCGGCGCCCGCATTGGAAGTCCACTTCGACGACATCGGCAACTTCACGCTGATCGGAAGCCGGCTCTGGTTTCCGATGTTTGTGCGTCGCCCGGCGCTGTTCGGCAACGAGCGACACAGCAATCACATCGTCGCTTGGGGCATCACCAACGCCGAGATCATCCCCGGCGCGGCATGTCGCGCGCTGCGCTCGATCGGCCATGCCTCCTGCTCGGCGTGCCGCATTGCTGGCTGCTCGTTGAGCTAACGGCTTCACCCGGCAGCCTCCAATTCAAGGAAGTCATCGGCGGTCACGTCGCCGCCGCTGACGATCTTGAGCCGCCGGATGATCGGCCAGTCCGGGCGGATCAGACCGCGCCGATACTTGTTGATCTGGGTCCGGTCGCAATTGAGGTTGCGGGTCCGCACGAGGCGCGCCACCGCCTCGTCATCGAGGCTTTCGCGCTCCATCCAAGCTTTGAGTCGCATGGCCGATAAAGTGCACCAAATGCACCTTCAAAGACAAGCCAGATGTGCCTCCTATATTCTGGATGAATCTTCGGTGTCTGTGCACCGTAAGCACATGAAAAGGAAGGCAAAGCCCCAATGGACCCGGACCTACCTTCGGGAATGGCGCGAGTTCCGCGGCAAAACCCAAGAGGAGGTCGCGCCGAAAATGGGGTTTGAGAGCTATCAGCAGCTCGGCAAAATCGAGCGCGGGCTTCAGCCCTACAATCAGCGAGTGTTGGAGGCGGCTGCACGGGAATATCAGTGCTCCGTCCAGGACCTGTTGACCCGTCCGCCCGGCGAGGCCGATGACCTGTTCGGGCTATGGAGCACCTTCGACGAACGGCAGAAGCGAAGCGCCGGCCGCTTGCTTCGAGCGCTGCGAGACGAGGAATGACACGATCCGGCTGGATCGCGGGGCTTGCGGTTCTTGCGCTCGCGACTTCGAGTTGCTCGGACAGCAAATCCGAAAAAACCCAAACGCGCCCGCGGATTCTGTCAACCGAAGTCAGCGCTCTCGTGCGCAAAAGCATCGTCAACCAAGGCGGTTTTATCGCGGTCCAAACGGACATTTTAAAGGACCACGTCTTCATGCCGCCCGAGACGCCCTGGCAGGTTCATTGCGGAATCTCCGGGTTCAAGGTGGTCTTCACTCCGGACGTTGAGGTGGTTTTCAGCGTTGGCCGACCTGAAGGCGACGAATGCGCCATTCTCGCGCACGCCGCAGCCCACACCGTCGCGATGATCGCTAGGGGCAACTGACTCCCAAAAGACACGGTCACGCGTGACCTCCGTGACCGATCGTGACGGTCACGCCAGACACAGACTAGTGGATAGAATCTTTCCTATCTCCGCGCGCGCGAGGCGCACGAGGGCTGAAGCGTCCAGGCTCGTCAGTGGAAAATTCGCCCGAGGCGCGGCGATGCTCATCCTGCTGTGCTGACGCTGGCAGAAAAGCCCAGATACCGCCGGAGCTTAGAGCCGAAATGCAGCCGACCGAAGCGGATCGGCGATCGCCGCCGATTCTGTCTTAGTGCATTCAATGCACTTTATGATTGACGGTTTTGATGAAAAGTGCACGTAATGCACCTTATCGAGTCGGTATCGGAGCCCTCCCCGTGTCCACCACCCTCGGAATGCCCAGCCCGGCCGATGCGCGCGCCAAGCTCAATACGCCACGCGAGCACCAGGCGGCCGATGTCGACCGCTATTTTCTGATCTGGCGAGATCGAAAGCTTGGCACCGGCGTCCTCGAAATGAACGAGGATGTTTCTACCAACCGCGCCGAGATCGTGGCGCTGATCGCGACCGGACAGGAAACCGGGATCGACCGCATCTACCGCGGCAACGAGGCGCTCGGCATCTTCGCCAACGTCACACGTGACGTCGCCGACGACGTTCTCCAGCACTGCATCAACGAGGAGATCGCGCTTTCCTCCGACCTGCGGGGCTGGCTGCACGAGCATGTCGGCATCCGGGCCGTCGAGGATGCGATCGAGGAGTACCCGTACCTCGACGACGATTATCACGCGGGGTGGAATCGATGACGGGCTCCACCTTCAAGCACCTGTTCGGCGGCTGGCACGAGGCCGAGGCCCGCCGCTGGACCAATCCCGACGGCTCGGAAGGCGGCATCGTGGCGGTCTCGGCGAGCGTCGAGCCGGCCGTCACCCTGCCCGCCACCGTCGAGGTGTGGCCGCACGCGAAGATTATCGGCGACCGCGCCTCGATCGGCGACGGCGCCTCGATCGGCGACGGCGCCTCGATCGGCGACCGCGCCTCGATCGGTTACGGCGCCTCGATCGGCAACGACGCCTCGATCGGCGACGGCGCCTCGATCGGCGACGACGCCTCGATCGGCGACCGCGCCTCGATCGGTTACGGC